TGCATTCGTGTTGGAAATAAACAGAAGAAGATTGATATATCTATTCCAAAATTAGATGCATTTATTCATAAAGTATATATTCATTCCGCACGTAAGATGTATATGAATGTATATCTATTTGAAAAAAGTATTACTGCATTACAACAACAGAAGTATTATAGAGAGATGGAAGTTATTATTCAGGATTGTATTCTTACATCTATTCGAGATAGTATTCCTACAGAAGAGATTATTCGCGCATATCTAGATGAGTCAGTTGAGAGAGAAGAGGAAGTCGTTATCGAAAATGTAGAAGAGCCAGAATTAGTAAAAGGAGCAGAAGACGTAAGTAATGAACAGGAAAAAGAAAGAGAAAAAGAACAGGATGAAAAAGAAAAGACAGACGAAAAATATCCAGAATCAGTACCTTCTATTAAAAACATTGACGACGAACAAGTTATAACAAAACTATCATTTAACGATTTTGACTCTGTATTAAATGATGATAAAACGATTGAAACGGTGAATGCACCAAAGACAATTGAGAGACTAGAGGAAATTAGTATGGAAAGGGCAATGCAACGTAAGTTAGAAGAGGAAGATGATGATGGTGATAAACTTAAAATTGATGCTGGAGAGAATATAGATTTAGGAATGTTAGATATATTTGATTTAACGGAAAGTTCATCTAGTAAAAGTGGCGGAACAAATGAAGATGTGAATTTATTAGATGATATTATCGTATTATAATGCGTTAAAGATAAAAGATATTTATTGTTTATTAATGTATATGGAAACCGAAACTATTTTTTTATTAGCATTTTTTGTCACAGCATGTTTCATTGTTTTACAGATTATTAAAATGAAATATATTGATAAAGAATATAAACCACTCAAAGAATTAGTAACTGATGGATTACTCGTATTTAGCTCGACGATGATTTCTGCGTATGGGGTGTTTTATATGAATGGGTCATTTAAAGATTTCATGAATGTTATTACAGAATCAAAAACATTAGATCCCGCTTCAGCGCAAGTATTTACCGATACACCTAGTTTCTAGAACCAAACGGTCTAAAACAATCATTTCATACATATATGAAATGATTTTATTCTTATATAATCAATCTATGCATAGGATGGTATATTATCAATATTTATTATTTGAGATTTTCTATCAATTGCTTTGATTTTCTTTTCGGATAATAAAAACTGTCTAAAATATGGATCTTTTAATTGAGATTCGGGAGTATGTTCATGAACAGTTCTTGCAATCATTTTATATAATTTAAAATTAGGATATCGTTCCTCTCCAGATTTTTTATAAAGAACATTTTTACCATTATCATCGCTACACCATCGAATGACAGTACGTTGTAATTCATCAATTTCAATATCGTCGTCATCGTATGTTTCATCTAAGATAAAATCATAGATAGAACACCCTAGTCTGCATAAATCGAAACTGTAATTTGGTTCTAATCTTGGTTTCTTTGAATTAAAATACGGTTCAAAATTATACTGTGTATTTGCGTCTCCTTCTGGCGCAAAACTATCACTACAGTAGATTTTTTTATTAAATTTATAAATTGCCCTTCCAAAATCTATTATTTTATAGATTTTTCCATAAGTTGGTACTTTATATACCTTTTTATTAAACTGATAATATAAGAATTCGGAATCTGTTTCTACATACATAATATTATTTGTATGAAGATCATTATGTGTAAAATTGTATGCTTTCTGAAATGTAATAAGAGTCATAATAATTTGCATTAATGCTGCTGCTGCTTTATTCTCGTCTAATTCACCTTCTTCTAGCAAACTATCCATCGTACCCTTACATTGTTCTAGACAAATCATTTGTATCGGAAAATTATGAATATATGCGAATATTGGAATATCATCATGTAGTTCTTCCTCATCTTGTTCTTCCTCTTCATCTTCTTGTTCTTCCTCTTCTTCCTCTTCCTCTTCTTCATCTTCTTCTTCTTGTTCTTCATCCGATGAAGTATAATTCATCTCACTATTATTAGATGAATCATCTGTTTCGTTATCGTCGGTTTCTTCAGGGTCATTTTCGTATATTTGTTGAATTTCACCATTATTTTCGGACGAAGGAATATGACTTGAATCTAAGTTTTCAATGGATATTTGAGATACATTCGATTCATTATGAAATTCGATTTTTGCTTTATTTTTTCTAGAACCAAAATTCATAAAAGAAACTTCTTCGGTATCTTCCATATCATATAATTTTCCTTTATTATTCATAAAGAAGTCTGAAGAACGAAGATGTTCTATATCGTCTGCAATATTCAGTCTAAATTTTTCTTGTATTCCTAAGAAAGAACCATAATAATCAATCGCATTTGGGAATATATGATGATTTAATAGTTGACTACTTAAATAACAGAAAAAATTATCTATATAGGAAGCATTATTCTGATTCATAAGTTTTGGATGACTAGAATCAATATCTAATTTTGGAAGTATTTTGAGAGATTTATCTTCTATATTATATTTTCCAGTTAAATATCTAAAAGGGTCTAATAGTGGCGAATATTTAATAAAACAATCGTCAATATTTACCTCATTCGATGATGAATTACTAAACATAAATTGTTTTGGTTGATTCAATGAAATCGAGTTATAATTCTTATTTGATAATTGGAAAATCTCTCTATAAATTGGATTATAATTCTGAATATCCGTTATTTTAAACGGCTCATATGAATCAGAAGATTCTGGAGATATACATTCTTCTAAAATTTCCTTCGTAGGGGCATTTATTTTCTTATATCCGAGAGAAAATGATTCTTTAGAGGAATTGGATATCATCTAACTTGTATATTATGTCTTGAATAATAAAATATAGGCATTTATCCGCGCGCGTTTATATAAGAATAGTATTTTATGCGTATTTACATATATCTGTATTTTATAATAATATAATGGCACAATTAGAATTAAAAAAATTTAATATGCGAGAAATTACATTTAAACCCGATGAAAATAAAGGACCAGTTATTGTAATGATTGGACGACGTGATACAGGTAAATCGTATCTAGTCCGAGATCTATTATTCCATCATCAAGATATTCCGATTGGTACAGTTATTTCTGGTACAGAAGCAGGAAACGGATTTTATGCCTCACATGTTCCTAAATTATTTATTCATGAAGAATATAATAGTGTATTAATCGAGAATATCTTACGTCGTCAAAAAACCGTTCTTAAACAGGTTAATAAAGAAATAGAAACCTATAAGAAGTCTACAATTGACCCCCGTACATTTGTTATTTTAGACGATTGTTTATATGACCAATCTTGGACTCGAGATAAGCTAATGCGTCTACTCTTCATGAATGGGAGGCACTGGAAGATAATGTTGATCATAACAATGCAGTATCCACTCGGTATACCCCCTAATCTCCGCACCAATATAGATTACGTTTTTATTCTAAGAGAACCGTATATGACAAACCGAAAAAGAATCTGGGAAAACTATGCGTCAATGTTTCCTACATTGGAAGCATTTAATTCGGTGATGGACCAGACGACTGAGAACTTCGAATGCTTAGTTATTAATAATAATTCGAAATCGAATAAACTGAACGACCAGATTTTCTGGTATAAAGCCGAAAGCCGACCCGATTTCAAGTTAGGTTCCAAAGAATTCTGGGAAATATCAAAGAATCTGGCAGATGACGAGGAAGAAGCATACGATCCTAGTAAATCGAAAAAAAAAAGCGCTGGACCACATATAACAGTGAAGAAAAATAAATGGTAGATGTAAAAACTAAAGGGTATAGCTTAAAGTTATACCCATGTTAGGTTCCAAAGAATTCTGGGAAATATCAAAGAATCTGGCAGATGACGAGGAAGAAGCATACGATCCTAGTAAATCGAAAAAAAAGAGCGCTGGACAACAGATAACAGTGAAGAAAAATAAATGGTAGATATGAAAATAAAGTGATTATGATGTAAATGTTTCTATCGTCAAGTCATTAATTGTACTTGGTAGTTGTTGAAGTTGATTTACGATTACGGGATTTATCACAAATATATTTAATTGATTCGATTTACCTAATGTCTCATATTTATTATCAATCGGCATATCAATATAGTTTATATGATTAATGATTTTATCTATTTTAGAATGATTTACTATATATCCGTGAGTTCCCCATAAATTTTGTTGTGGATTCATTTTATAAATATTATCAATAATTTGTTGTCCTTTATTCTCATTTAAATTACCTAATAATACTATATCGAATTCTTCTTTTTTTGATTCAAGTTTTTCGATAATTTCGTTTACTTCTTTTAAAAAAGTTGAAGTAGCGATATCAAAATCATCTTCAAAAATAATAGAATATCCAGAAGAATCATTTTCATTTAGTTGTTTTAGTAGATTTAAATGACTCATATAACACCCTACGACTCTATACTTTTGTTTATCGGCGTTTATAAACTTTTTATCAACAATACCATCTTTAATTAGTTGATT